CGGTTTTCTCTCGGACGACCAGTTGGACGTGCCCACGGTCCTCGCCGTCCCAGATAAACTCCGCCACGTCCCGGTCGAGAGCGCAGCCGGGGTAGACGGTGCCATCCAGGGGATCCATGAACGAAAAGCTCCCTGCAACGCCACGCATCGACTCCGCGAACTCGGCGAATGACTGCATCTCGACGTCGTTCAGCATCTCCAGGCCAATGACCCAAACGCGCTTGGGCCCTCGGCATTCACGGGAGCGCTGTTCGCTACCGTCCACAAAACGCACCACGTGCGTTCGATACTTCAACACCCGTGTCAGCGGATACTGCGCCGATGCCCCCGTCTGAAGACTCGGAAAATTCGCCATCCTACAACTCCGCAATCACGTCGTTGAGACCGTGTGCGCTCAGTATGGCTTCTCTTACTGCCCGGGCGATCTCGTCGCGACGTTCCATGAAGGACCGGCTGTCAATCGCCTGAATCTGAATGGAAACCTGGGTCGTGGGCAGAAGCGCCCTTCTGGGTAACGCGTTTTGATCATAATCCGCCTCCACGACCGGACTCCCCGGCGCCTCGGGGACTGCGCCCTGAAACCGGAAGGGAGCCGGCGCAACGTAACGTGGCAGTCCCTCTGCGGGCTCCGAACTTCCACCCCCGAACAGACCAAGGAGCCCGGACAAGATCGGAGAAAGCCCAAAACCGCCTCCGAGCAGACGGCCCGCAGTCCTCAGAGCGTCCGCCGCGAATCCTGCCAGTGTTCCAGGCCGGGCTGTCGTATTCTCTTTGACCGCCTCGGTATTTTCCTCGACCGCGTCTGCTTGCCGCTGCGCGGCATTTCGAAGTTGCTCCAACGTGCGTTGCGTGCTCTCCAGCTGTGCCCCGCCCGTGAGAATAGCCGTCGTTGCCCGTTCTAGAAGATCTCGGCTACCTGACGCTCCAAATGTCGCCAGAAGTTGCCCAATCTCATTCATGCAATCTCTCGGCCTCCTTCCGCCACTCGTTCTCCAGTATGAGAAAAGCCTCTGCTTGGCGCGCGTTCATTTTCGCAAGGTCTGGTTTACCGGAAATTTTCCACGCATAATAGCGCTCAAGAAACTCCAGGCTCTCTGCCGTAATCAATGACTTCGGGCATTCCGTCACAACGACGCTCCCCCGTGCCCAAACGATCCGGCGAGGCGCGCCGGCCCGCTTCGGGAGAAAACCGCAAGCCCGTTGTTGCTCCAGGCCTTGTTCCCGGCATACATCGCACCTCCACTTGGCCTGGTCCGAAAATTGAAAGTGGAAGGCGACGATCAGTTTTTTTGTTCTTCCTCCGTGAGACCGCACTCGGCCTTGATAAGCGAGAGGGCCTCCCGTACAAGGTCCTCCGGGCCGGATGCGAGCAATTGGGCTGGGCTGGCCGGCTCGCCGTCAACTGCGAGGCCTTCGACCTGGACCAGTCCCCACTCCAGATAGGTGCGGTCGACTTCGGCTGCCAGAAGGGCCGCCGCGACTTTCTCCCCCGCGTCCTTGCTTGCCTGCAGATAGTCGCCCCGGCACGCAACCTCGCGGATTCGCCGCGCCAGCTCGATTCTTCGGTCGAATGACACTTTCCGGATGGTCAGCCACACTCCGGGAATGCATCGCGACTCCACGCGCCGTACGCTCTTGTAATTTCTCGGCCTAGGCGAACGCCACAACGATCTCATCGTCCGCAATGCCCTGCGCGCGGCATCTCCTAAACTGCCACTGCAAACGCCGCTCGTTGTCATTGAACTCTGGCACCTCCGCTATCACGGATTTGAGGTAAACCCCGCACAGCTGCCCGGAAGCATTTCCGAGCTGAAACATGACTTCAATCGGTGACCGTTGCCGCGCCGCCTGATACAGAGCTTTCGTCGCGTCATCGTCTTCCTCATAAAGATCGAAATCCAGCTCCACACGGCGCGGGCCCGCAACCAGACACCTCGGAAGCACGCTTCCCAATTCACGACTGCGGACATCAAGATTGTTTGCAACGGTGATCTCGGCGCCTGTCAGCGTGAAAAATCGATCGGGAACGGCGCCGAGCCATGCTTGTCCCAGATGACCCGGTATGACCTGGGCCTCGAAAGGGGCCGGTGCCGGTTCGGGAGGAAATGCAACTAAACCTCCCTCTCCGGGCACAAAACTGACGCTATCAATGACATCTGCCGCCTCGCCGCTGAACAAGAACTCGTGATAATCTCCATTGACTCGGATTTGCATGCGGTCGACGCCTGCCCCATACAGAATTCGCTGCACCGCGCCGGGAGGATCCCAGTAATCGAATATGCTTAGGCTCTTGGGCTGTTTTGCCGGAAAGTAGGTTGTGGTCCGCCCTAGAGGAGAACCCGCGCTAGGGGCCATGCTGAACGGCGCGTTCAAGATTATGGTGCTTGCATCCGGGGTGTTCAGCACAAAGCGGATCTCCCCGCCGAATGCCACCGCTTGCCCGGGACTTAAATTGTGCGAACCTCCGAACACGATCGCCGTGCCGGCCACCTGCGCCACCGTGCCGCCGTCCCAGACCTGTGGGTCGCCCCCCAGGGCGGCTTCCACGAGCGCTCCCTGAGCTGGGCCCCCACCGCCCGAGCCGACCCCAGAAACATATGTCCGCAACTGAAAGCGGGTCCGCCGGCGCACAGGTCCCGCCAGACCGGTGAAACTGCGACTTCCCGTCTTGTCGCGCCGCTCTGCCTGATCCGGATCCTGTCGAATCGACAAACTCAGCGCCGAAAAGCGATGGGAAGCCGCAATGGAAGGCACAAGTCCGTAGCTGCTCTCGATAGCCGCATAGAACCGGTTGTCATTGGATGCGATATAACATCCCATGGATGATCCCCTTCGTCAGTCTCTTCTGACGTCGACGTCGAACATGATCTTTGCGGATTGCAAAAAGTTTTTGCCGCCATGTTTTACCGGCCCAAAGGTGATTTCGTATCCTCCCGGATAACAGAGACCATCTCCCCAATCTCCCTTTTCAACGTCAAGAACGCCCGTGATGGCCTCAACCAGAATGTGCAAGTCTCGGTCTAGCTCCTCGAGCCGGTCTTTTGAAACGCGTGCTTCGATCACGAGTGTCGCCCGTCCCGCAAATGTCCGGAACTTCTCCCGTAGATCGTTCGCAACGCGTTCGCAATAGATATAAATCGCTGGATAGTGAACGCCTGCGGTTTTTTCTGCAAGATCAGCCGCGATATTGTAACTGCGAATCTGATCCTCTGCAAGCGACAGAGGCGATGTGCCTTCCCGGGATGCAATAGTGGCCAGCCTGGCCGCGAGGCCGCCGGGGGATGTGAGGATCGCAGCGATATGCTCCGCTGCTACTCTGCCCGGAAAACTCATGGCTCATCCTCGCAGTAGAATCTGTCGAAGCCGGATGAACTCCGAGGGCGTTTGACCGGCTCCGGCCGGTCGCCCCCTGCGCGGACCGCTTTCCGGCATGACCCAGACAGACCCAGGGGAGAGGGGGTCGTCGTTCTGCAGCTCCCCCTCGTCGGGGAGTAGCCCGACGTAAACGTTCCATCCGCTCACCCCCGTGGGTGGTGCGCCTGCCTCCACGGTGAGCGCCCTCTCTGGCGTCGCGGCCCACGCCTTTGCGTCACTCGGCGCACCTTCTTCTTCGCCGCGGACCCAGCTCACTCGTACCCAGACCATACCTCCCGGATTCGCGCCGGCCACCTCGCCCAGGGTCGGTACAGGAGCCTTAGGAATCGGCCTTCGAGTGACGCCGAGACCCTGTTCGAACAGGCGGCGGCGGGCCTCTCTGGCCGAACGTTGGTATGCCCTCCACTTGGCCAGGTAGCGGTCATTGAGGTGGCTGCTGTAGGCGTCGCGATAGATAAGCTCTACAGCGTGCAGGACCTCCCACTGCCGTAGGGCCGGTGTGACGACAACGTTCTCGAGCGCCCACGACTCGCCTCCTTCGTCGGCCGCGTGTGCCAAAAACGCGCTCAGGTCGGCTGCCACATCTTCGTGTGCGAGTCGCAGCTTGCTGGAGATTTCGATGCGCTCCCCGGTCAGCACCTCCTCAATCGTGCTCTCGTACTCTCGTACTCGCTCGAGCGTGGCCAGTTCCCCGTCCGTAAAAAGTGCCATGGTTACACCGTCCTCGGCGAAGTCACGCTACTTCTTTCTGTTGGCTTCCGGACGGCTCGCGTTGACTTCCTCGACGCCCCCTTGGTCCAATCGGCCGGCATAGTTCGCGCCGCCTCGGTCATCCGCCTCGGACACCAGCGCTCGCAGCTTTCTGGCTTGCTCCTCGGTCGCAAGCTCCGCAGCTCCGTCGAGGATCAACTTCGCAGCGACTCGGCGCGGCACCTCCGTGAGCGTTCCCGCTCGGCCCCCGTCCGGCGTCTCCTTGCTCACAACGACGACGTAATCCGACGGCAATGCCGCCTCCACTTCCCGCAGCTTCCGGTAGTAGCCCTTCAGATCCATAACTTTCTCCACTCAGAGTGTGCAGTCAAATACCCGTTTGTTAGCGCCGTTGGACGGCGCAGACGGGTGCCGCTTCGTCTTCAAACCGACACGCAAAACCACGTCTGCGCCGCGCGCGGCACAAGTAGTCGACTAGCTGTTCACTTGGACGCCAAAGCTGTTCCGCAAAACACCGACCCCGTAAAGCACATCCACCGTAAACTGCTGCGCTAGGGTGTTCGGCTGGTAGCTCATGACCACCCGCATGCCGAAATTTCCCAGCTCCGCATACTCGGCGATGGCTCCCGTCCCAGGCAGCGGCTGGGGCAACCGCCGGATCACCAGCCCGATGGCGCTCCGGGCAAACGCCAGATTATGGGTCGTTACCGGAGAGCTCCCGGTTTTGTGCACAAACTGGGACCGGAAGACATAGAAATCCTTGATCTTGCCCACCGACCCGTCAATCAGCGCCCTCAGGCCGGCCTCTCCCGCCGTCTGAAATTCGCTGAAACGTGGAATCTGTCGCAACTGTGAGTACGTTGCCGCGTCCACAACCAGATACTTCGGCTCACTCGCTGGAACCTTCGCCTGAAATAACGCGGTTTCGGCCGCATCGATCACGGATTCCGTGATCGGACTGCCGGGCGTCCCCACCGGAGCATTCGCGGTAAAGTTGGCATATAGACTGAGCAGGTCTGTCTCGATCTTTTCCGCGAGCGCAACCACTGCCGGCTGCATGTACAGCTTCAACAGGTCGGGCACCGCAAGCACTTTCGTCACGTCCGGGATCTGAAATGTAGCTTCTGCGTGCGTGTTCAGTACGATCTGTGCGTTGCCCAGACTCGGATTCTGCGGTTGCACCGTTCCACCCTCGGCGATGTTGTTCGCCACCAGGCTTGGCGGAATCGGCACATTGACCGTGTCGCCGGCCTGCGCAAGGGTGGGCTCGAAGTCGCGATTGACTAGGTTCCCCATGACAAGGTTCCCCATTAGCGCGGGTAAGGCGTCCACCGCCACCAGCTTGACAATCGCGTTCGCCACATTCGTTGACGTAATTGCTGGCATCTGTCTGTATTCTCCTTCGTTGTCCTTTCTTGCTTTCCGCTCTCGGGAGCGGATTTTTTCCTTTGCTCCAGCCCCGTACCTCTGAGGGTGCAGGAGCTACAGGATCCTCCAAACCCGTGGCCTGCTAAGTTCCGCTCAAGGACTGTGACGCGAGGCGTGCAATTTCCCGTCGCACCTGTTCCAGCTCCTCAGGGCTCATCCCCGGCCGGATGCGGTCCAGATCTACGTATCCGGGAGCCGTAGATCGAGGGGGTGGAGTGGCGCCTGAGCCGCCGAGGTTGCGAGCCGGGAGGAACTCGGGGTTCTCGCTCACAAATCTCGCCAGGTATTCCCGCAGCCCTACCGTGCCCTGCTCCGTGGCGGCCACGAGCTGGCCGTCCTCCGCTCGACGGATGTCGTCCTTGACCACGCGGAAAGCCAGGTCCACTTTCGTCACACCCAGGCGTTGCAGTTCTGCCCGGATTGCCGCGTGCCGTTCTGCCTCCTCAGCCCGCTGCCGACTGCGTGCGTTCTCCTCGATCAGCTCGTTGACGCGACGCTCCAGTTGCTCGCGGCGTTTTCTTTCCTCCGCTAGCTCATTTTTGTACGCCGGCTCCGCTTTGGACGCCTGAGTTTTAAAGTACTCCTCGAGCGCCTCCCGAATTGCAGCCCTCACCTGGTCGGTGCTGCCTGACAATTCGACCTGCTCTTTCTGATGATCACTCACGATTGCCTCCTTTCGTTAAGCTCCTGGTCGCACCAGGCGTCAATCTCTTGCGCGATTTGGTCCTTGATCTCCTGTCGGACATCACAGAGGTATTTCAGACTCAGCCTCTTCAGAATCTGTTTGCGCAGGGTTGCCGATCCCCCCGCCAGCCCCAGCAGCTTCATGCCGTCTTCAAGCTCGGCGCTGAAGTCTCCGATGTCGAACTCGTCGAGCCCCGAGACGGTAATTCGCAGACCGTCCCCTCGCGCGGCCTCGATGGAAGTCAGAACCCGCTTCATCGTGTCTTTGACCGCATCGCCGTACGCGCGCAGCACCTCCTGGGTCACGGTAAAATCTCGCTGCTTGCTCAATCCCGATTGCGGAACATTGCCCGAAAACGCCCCACCCGCCTGCGTCATCAGGTAGCAAACCCGATAAATCTCGTTTTTCAGCCGCTCCAGATTATCCGCCGCAATCTGAAAGACGTGTCCTTCCGGCTCCGTCCAGCCAAACCGGTCTTCCGGCCCCAGCTGGATGTAGTAAGACTCACCCACGACCTGATGCCACTCCCGATCCGAGTAGATCACGGGAGAAGCAAA